GAATGAATGAACCGACGAACGGTAGAAATTTGTACCCGATGTACTGATGTATGAGGCCTCTCATTTCTTTCAACGTATGGGGTCTATTAACAGACCACCCAAACTTTGTTAACAATCGTCCGAGCTTTGGGACCCAGACTGTTCTTCCAAACACAGGGACAAAACACCCGCTCAAAAACGTGGCGTTATACCTGTCCCCAATCACGACCTTAGGATTAAACCCTGCTTTGACCAGGTGTTTTTCCATGTGTTCAACGGTTATGTCCTTTGGCTCCGTTTTGGTCATGTAATCTGATAGCGATGTTGCATTTATCAGAGTGTTGCCGATACTCGTATTTGGATCACCTGAGTTACGGCCGAAAATTCCTCGAAATTCTATCCCAAATCTAGTCCATCCGAATGCTCCCGATTGGTGTTCGAGAATAGTTATGCATTCTTGTGGTGCTCCTGCTGCCCGGTAGACAGTGTGCTCAAAAGATTGGGCTTGGTTTCCGATGGTGGCGTCGAATCTAGAACCATCGAACTCGATGAGGCTTATGACTCCATCCAAGTTCAAAATGATTAAATTGTCATCTCCCAACGCAGCCATTGCCCATTCTCCGGGTCCTAGCCTTGTTGTCCAGTAGTCATACCATTGACCGAGTTCCGTCGGAGTAATGCCTGATGCATAAAATATGCGGTTCCTGACATTCCACTGCTTAGTGACATACTTGGAAAAAGCATGCATCCATGGACCTAAAACTACGTTTGATCTGGCGGTTGTACCACTGATCAAACGTGGGTCATAACTAACCATTTTGAGTATCTTTTCGATTTTAACGAAAGCTGAACGCCAGTAGTCTCGTGGTCCAAGTGTAACTTGGTTGAGACTCTCTCGTGCGCGTTCATTTTGCAACCGTCGTCCTTTCGGAAAACGGGCATTCCATTCCTCAAATGGTGTTGGTTCTATTCTATACAGGTGTGGCAACCCAAAGTTGTCCCCGTTGACATTGGCAGTGGTAATGAATTTCTTCATTGCATCCCAATATCCAGCGACAGCCTGTGGGACAATCAGATTGAACCGGTTTTTCAACGCGATTCTCTCAGCTTCCCAGCTAGGTATGGTTACCTTTGGTATCCTGTTGAATACTATGGTATTGGCAAATATTTTGTCTTTGACGGACATAACCCTTGTACTCCCTATGGAGTATTCATGATCAACTAAGGTGGTACCTTG